GAGAATCTGCCATATCGTCTTCCATGTCATCATCTGCCATATCGTCTTCCATGTCATCATCTGCCATATCGTCTTCCATGTCATCATCTGCCATATCGTCTTCCATGTCATCGTCTGCCATATCATCTTCCATGTCATCATCTTCCATGTCTGTATCTTGGTTATCAGCATCCATATCCATGTTATCCATGTCTACAACTGCATCGTCTTCAACCTCGTCATCTGATTCTTGTTCAAATAGAGATTCTTTTACCAATTCTTTGATTTCTTGCGACATTGTTGAAGCAAGTATTCCTTTTGCGTTTTCAGCAACCGCTTCTTCCAAATTTTTCATTTGAATGATTGCCTCTTCTACTAATGATTTTTCTTTTGCCATTGCGAGTTTTATATTTTTAATATAAATATACCCAACTGTGAAAAAAGTTTACTTTACTTCAATAACAATTAGTTTATTTATCCCTAATAAATATCTCCCATTTAACAAAAAATAAAAAAGGAGGCCTTTTGGGTCTCCTTTTAATTTATTATTGAAATTTAATTTACTCTATTACTTCATTAATTTTACTTTCAACAATTGCCGTAATTCTCCAATCTTGGGTATACGTCTCGAAAATTTTAGTTATTTTCGCCTCAACATCAGTTGGTGTGAATCCTTTTACTAATTTTTCTTCTTTTACTTTTTTTACTTTCCCTGATTCTGAATCAACTGAATCGGTTGTAATTTTTGCTACGAAATAAATTTCTCCTTGTTCCATGTTTAATAATTTTTTTATCTGTTTCCTAAATAATCGTTCAATTTCTTCATTAAGTCAAGCGATTTGTTTCCTGATTCTCCGACATGTCTTTCTACAGACATCTTTTTTTCTTCTCCAATGTTCTCATCAAAATTACCTTTATCTTCTTTATTTAAGAAAAGATAAGCTCCTGGTGTTGATGGAGAAGAAACTAAATCAAAACAAATTAATTCATAATCATTTTGTACTTCATTCTGTTCACCAATCTTTTTTAGAGACCCAACACCTCTTGATGAGATACCAAGGGTAACACCTTGTCTTAAATAGTTTGCTGCCATATCTCCTTTAGTCGATACAATTCCTCTTTCGTGGAATCCTGGACTTGTAAGTAATTTTAATTTTCCCATTAAAGTATCCCCTTCCCACCAAACATCTGTAATTAAATGTGCTACTCGGTCTAAATCAATTAATGAAGATTCGGGGTGATTTAACTCAGATAAAGAGGTTCCTTTTTGAATTAATTTTTTATAATTTTCGGCTTCTCTTTTAAGAATTTGTTCTGGGTATACTCTTCCGTTTCTATTAGGTGTATTATATTTTTGTAAAACCGCATAAAACTCAAATGGTTTAGAATGGTCTAACATATTTGTTGATTCTAATATGTAAGAATTTTGTTCACTTTTTGGTGAAATGTATCCTGCGTCATACTCAACAAGAATTAACTTTTTATTTAGTTCATTTTTAGTATTAATATACATTGTCATTTTATTTAAATTTCCATTTATAACCTTCAACACTTTTTCTTTGATTATTACAAACCATTCTGATTGTGTTTTGATTTATTAATAAATATTAAAGATTGTCTATTTGTGTCACTAATTCTTTTCTTTTACCATTTTTAGTTGGGTAAAACTTAAAGTATTCGTGTTCATAAAAACTTTGTTGTAGAATGTCTTTTGTCATTTTTTTCAGAGAATCTCGTAATTTAATTGATTTGAAGTCTGTTTCTTGTTCTTTTAGGTAAATGTTAATTTCTAAATTTAAGAATGATTTTTTTCCTGTCGATAATCCACTTGACCGTAAATCTAAATCAACAATAAAGTTATCGTCAAATAAGTGTCTATCAATACTATTGTGTACAATGTGTTTTATTTCCCGACTTAGATTTAAAACAACCCTGTTCCAATTCTCTGTATTTTTTATTGGTTCTACCCATGTTTGAAGATTTAAATAAATTGATTTAAAGTTTATTGAGTCTACCGTGCCGTATACGACTTTTGTAGACTTGAATCCTTGGATTTGCGAGGTTTTCCCCTTTTTCATTAATTTCCATATTTTTATAGTTTATTTTCCAAAAAAATAGGTATATTTGTTCCAATAGTCAAAATAAATTAAAATGGTTAGATATTTGTAATTATATGCTAATAATCAAAGTGGAAAAGGGTAATCTTGAAAGAGCCCTAAAAATGTACAAAAGTAAAGTCATCAAAACAAGACAAATGTCTGAATTAAATGAGCGTAAAACATTTGTTAAACATTCTGTGAAAAATAGAAAAATGATGATGAAGGCAAAATATGTTCAACAAAAGTTTAAATCTAACAAAGACTAAAGAGATTCTTTAAGATTCTTTAATTTAAAATAAGATAGTTTGTCATATTTTTCTGATTCAACTTTTTCAATTGTTTCGGTAATTCTACTTAATGTACCGATATCAGAACCCTCTTGTAGGGTTTTTAATTTTACGATTACTTCTCCTTTAATTGTCTCAAAATTTTCTTTTAAGACAGAATCGTCAGTAGATAAAAATTTCATTAAATCTTTCTTTTCAGATTCGTTTAATTCATTGATATAACTTGAGATTGTTTTATTAGCAACATTTACCATTGTAGTTAGTGGTAATTTTATAATTTTCTTACTAATTGGTTTTGTAACCATTAAGGATTCTTTAATTAATTTTTTACTTTTGATTTTAGATTCAATTGTTAAGACATCAGTTGAAAATAACCCATCAATAGTTTCGTATAAGTTTTTAGATTTAATATCGCTAACCCAAGTCTTTAGATTATTTAATTCAGAAGATTTAATTTTGTTAATAGTGTTTTCATACATAGTAATACACTCATGTATATAATCATTAACCGTATTTTCGTTTAAACCTTTCTTAGAACTTAATTCATCGTACAGATAAAATATTTTACTGATATTTTTATTTTCCAATACTAATTTTTTAAAATTCTTTAATTCATCTTTAAAAGTATCATTAGAATATGATTCTAATAAAACTTTTTCTATCTTAGATTTTAATATACCAAACTTAATCATTTTTGTTTTTTTTTATTATAAATATCAATCTTTTAGAAGTTTACTCAGTTGAGCTTCCATTTCTCCTAAAGAATTTTTCCCTTTGGACAAATCAATATACGAGTCTTCGTCTGTTAATGAGTTTGATTCTAATAGAATTTTTAAGTTATTCCGTTTAAAAGACTCAGGTGTTACTCCCGCAGCTCCGCCTGGCTCAGGACCTGGTGGTGGTGGTGGTGGTTCTCCTCCTTCGTCACCTCCAGGAGGTGGTGGGGCTCCTCCCGCGTTTGCGGTTGACCCTGATTTATTACCGTATAGTTTGTCAACGTTATCGAAGATACCTGAATGAGTAATGATTGTTGCAGTATTAGTTAACTCAGCACCAACCGCTTTTTCAATACGTTGTTGTTGTAAATCAAGTTTAATTTCTTCATCAGAGAATCCTAATACATGTTTTTTCGCCCATGATACTGATACAGGTGCAATACCTTCGATAGAGGTAACCGCGTCTTTGTAAAGTAAAATCTTTTCTTTCCACAAATCAACTTTTAATAAATCCGCTTGAGAAGATGGGTTAGTTAACCCTAATGTAAAGTTTGATAACTCGTCTTCAAATCCTAATAAAAATAGGTGGATAATTGCAATTTTATTTAATTCAGCAATCATACATTTTTGAATTCTATTAATAGTTCTTGCAAAACGTATATCCATTAATGATAAATCTTTACCTCCACCAACAGGTTCTTCAAAACCTAAGAAAGCTTTAGGTACACGTAGAGCGGTTAACAATTTCTTTTGAATATATTCGATATCCGCAATTTCAGATAAGTTAGTTGCTCCCGGTAAGGTATCAATTGGGTTTGGTGCCGCAGCGTCTCTTACAGGGATAAAGTAATCTTGGTCAACCGCCATTTGGTTGAAACGTAAATCTACATTACCTGTTTTACTATCTACGACTTGGTCTCTTTTAAATTTGTTTGCGACACGTTGTACATACGGCTCAACGTCTTTATCGTCCATGTTACCAACAAATACTTTGAATACTCTTCTTTCAGGTGCTCTTGATGTTCTATAAATTAACATCGCGTCTTCAGATAACAATAATTGTTTCCAAATACGTCTTGCTTTTTCTAACATCGAAGTACCATAGGGAAGTTTTCTATCGTCACCTAATAATCTAAAGTGAGCAATCTCCCATGAATTAAATTCCATCGCTTTGGCTTTCCAATTAAATCTTAAACCTTTGTTTTCAATAGGTTCATCGATATTTTGTTTTGCCGCTTGAGCTGGCATACCTCTTTCCAAACGTTCTATCTCAATATTTGGAAGTTGCATACAACCAACAATACCTTTATCCGAATCTAATTTTAGGTAGACGAAGTTATCGCCATATTTGCAAGTATTTCTCACCCACATAGGTAAGTTTGTATTAACATCCATAACGTTATTAAACAAATCGGCTAGTATTGATTTGATTCTTTTTGATTCGGAATAGATTTGTAACATATATCCGTTCTCATCAACCGTTGTTGATTCTTCACCATAAATGTCTAATGCTGCGGAAATTTCTGGCGTATATTCCATACTTTCGTAATCATAAAACGACGCCAATCTTGTTGGTTCATAATAAACCGATTGGGTATACATGTTACTTTCAATCTTTGTCCACTGATTCGCTAAATAATAAGTTTGTTGTGCTTGTAATAACTCTTTATCGTATTCTTGTTTAGAAGTGGTCTTTAATAAGTCTTTTCTATCAAACTTATATGTTGGGTAATCTTGATTTAATAGGGCGTTAGGTCCAAATGCGTGAGATAACTTTTGCCATACTGTTAAATTTCCATTGTCGTTATTTTCCATGTAAATATTTTAATTCTGTCTATAATAAATATACGAAACATTTAAAGTAACTGAATGGTTATTATTATGATTGAAGATTTGTTATATAATACAT